ATGCGGATATAGTTAAACTTCCAGTATTCATTACTAGAAACGCCGCATTGTTTGCATATGATCCAGTTAATGTTAATGGATTATTTTGCGCAGCAGTTACTCTAATAGTACGTACATATTGCGCAGAACTTCTCTGATGATATCCACTCACAGGAGTGCTATATGGACCTGGTGCTGATTCTGTTGGCATAATTATATTTTCTTAAGTTCTTTTATTAATTCATGATACCGTAACAGACTTAAAATATGATTATCTTTAATTGACTTTGCCGTTTTAACTTCTTTAAGAAGATTAGTTACTTCTATTAATTTAATTTTAACTACAGTGTCATCGACTTTTTCTGATAACGATTTAAGATCTTTTTGAAGTTGTGCAACTTCGATATCGATAAATTCCTTCAATTCAATTCCTTCTGAAACAGAATTAATGTAATTTCTTAATAAAGATTTTTGGCCTTCATTAAGTTTAGAATATTTATCATTGAATTTATCAACTAAAATCTTATAAGATAACAGGCGAACATCTTTATCCTGTTTAATAAAATCGGACATTTCATTAATCTCAGATACCTTTTTACTTTCCGATCGGGTTATATGTTCTACAATCGTATATTTAGTATTTACGATTTCTACAGGATTATCGGCTACTGTATATTCAAACAATTTATAAACAGATGCTAATGTTTTGGAATTATTAACTTTTGATTTGAAAAAATCTTCTAAAACGTAGTTGTTTTTGATTTCTTTAATTAAATTGTATTTTTGACGATTTAAAATTGAACGATTCAAATTGTCTTTAGCAGCTAATACAGCATCGATTAAACTGTTTGCTTTGTCTTCTCGAGTAAACTTTTCTTTAACCAAAGTTTGATACAATGACAATTCCTTTGCTAATTCTGTAGATTTAGCAAAATATTTTTTAATAAGGGGGATTGCCTTTGAATCGCTGTTGTTTAAAGTATCAGATGCTACTTGTCGAACTAGTAATTCGAAAAGAACTCCGGTATTTTTAAACTTTGAATGCTTTAAATTTCTCATTTAGGCTTGTAGTTTCTTTAATAATAAATATGACACTTTTATCATTTTAAATTTCTTCTGGGATAATATTTCTTTCATCTAACATACTAGATTGCTCTGAAATTAACATTGTAGAAGATTTGACCAATTTACTTAAACCATACTTTTTAACTAAATCCATAGATTCATTTCTTGCGTTTTTCCAAGCAATTCTTCCAATTGGGTCATATCCTCGAGGATGTTCATGAGAATTGTATTTCATTGGCTCTTTTGGTCTTCCGGCTCCTGGCCATCCTCCTTTTGGTACTTCCGGCGTATTTCGATTTTTAGTACGTTTATCATAATCCTTTTCTAAGTCAGCTCCTTCTTCAAACGGATTGCTACTTTTTTCTTTTTCAGTTTTTTCGCCTTCACCTTCCTCGCCTTCTTCTTCTTTCGGTTTAGGTACTGGATTTGCGGGATCTTCACCTTCTTCAGAAATCTTTGTTAATCTGAATGTTTCTTTTTGGTCGCTAATAATTCCTTCTTTAATTTCTTCAGCTTCCTTATCATCAAAATTAAAAATGTTTTTAAAGATCCATTCTTTAGATATTATCTTGCCTTCTAACATAGATTTAGCCAAATCAACTTTAGTATTGTATAAAGTTAATTTTTCCTGTTCATAAATAGTTGAAGGAGAAGTCATTGTTAATTCAAAATCTAACAATTCTGCATTTTCATATCCTTGCGCATATAAATGTACAATTGCAATTTTATGCAATTCAGATAATACAATTCTTTGAATACGTTCAATAGTTCTCGCAAATCGCACATCTTCTGCAGCTAACGTTGCTTTTCCTGAAAGTCCTTCTTCATATCCTAAAAAAGCCTTAGGCACTTTTAGTGCGGCCATTAATTTATTACGAAGATATTCAATATCATCGATACCGGTAAATTCCATTCCCGATAAAGTATCAATTTCGGTGCCGGATTGACCGCCACGTACTGGAAGAAAATAATCTTCCAACATATTTTGCATATTGAACTTCAAATTGTATTCTCCGGTATTTTGATCGACATATGGAGTTTTTCTCATTTGGTTGATAATTTTTTGCATGTAATTATCAACTTCATTAGGAGGAATATTTCCTACGTCAATTTTAAATATACGCTTTTCTGGAGCGCGCATAATACGATGTATTAACATCGCATCTTCCATTAGTGTTAGCTGCTTCCAAACTTTACGTGCTGGTTCAATTATAGATTTACCATATGGTAAGAAGTTTGAATCAGTTAGCAATCTAAAGTGAGCGACTTCATAATTTTCATAAATTATGTTTCCGCCTCCTAGCTGTTTGAATTGCACGTGATATGGATTTTCAAGACTCATTCCTTCTTCACGCACAATTTCATATGCCGACATTGGAACTACATTTACAACGCCAATTTCTTCTTGAATGTCTAATCGTAAATAAACATCGCCATATTTACACATATTTCGTACCCATGGCCATAAGTTAAATTCTATGTTTAATACATCATAGAATAAATTGTTCAAGATTTTTTTGATGTTTTCATTATTACTAGTAATACGCAATACATCTCCAAAATCATCTTTCATAACTGTTTCATCCGCATAGATATCTAATGCCGAAGCAATAATAGAATCCTGGTCCATTACTTCATAATCCGTATACAATTCTGTTTTAGAAGAAAAGTAATTGTAATTTGGATTATAGGTATTTAATGAATTTGGACGAACACCATGAAGGCGAGTAAATCTATCAATATATTTTGAGTTATGCGCATTTCCTAGAGACTGTAAATGGTTATCATCTACAACTCTTACTTTGTCTTTTCCGACACGACGCACAATAACATTAGTATTGAAAAGACGCTGCAATCGCCCAAATAATGTTTTATCTGCCATATAATTTCTTAATTTTAAATAAATATCTAAATTTATTAAATACCTATTATTTTAACAGCCAAGTTAAATCTTCATCCGCCCCGGTATGCCCAGTGCTCATTGACCATCCGGTATCTTTTCGCATTCCTGCAGTACTACTATATGCGCCAGGGCCTTTTCCGAAATAATCTAAAGTTTTTCTATTTAAATCCATTCCTTGCTGACGTAATTGTAAAGCAGTATCTCGAATCCATAATGCAATACAAAATGACATTACTAAATCGTCGTTATATCCATGTTGCGCTTCTGCTCGAGAATTGTTCCAAATAAAAACAAATAATTCTTCAATCAATCTTTTACTGCGAATTACCGGAACTCTTTCCCTCATATAGGTGTCCAGTTTTGATATAACAAGCGGTCTAGTTCTCGATGATGTCGTGAACCCAGGTGTCATTTGCGATGTATCTTTTAAGTCTACATAACGTGCAAGTTGCTGACTAACATCTGCAACTGCGCCATCTTTAGGAGAATAATAAAGATTTTTATATCCACGATCAATAGCAACTTGAATTGTTGCCCATCCTACATTTGCATTTTCAATTACTAGTAAAGCATCATTGTATTCTGTGGCAATTGTTACTAACATATTTCCATAATCCTTAGTATGAATTTGCCCTTTATATTCCGCTACTTGTGTGACTGTTTCGACGTCAATAACATGAAATGCTGAATGGTCAGCGCCATCGCCTCGAGCTACGTCAGCTACGACTATATAATCTTTTTGATAATCTGGCGGTTCCCATATCCATAAATTTCCATCAATACCTCGTTTTTCTAACGGCTCTTGTATTGTGGTTTGATTATACCATTGCAATAATGCACCTTCAATTACAGTATGCCCTGAAGAAATAAAGTCACAATCACATTCTTGAGCTGCTCCTTTAGGTCCTAGCAATTCATCTTGCTTATCACGCCAAGCTTGGTTTCGCTCGGGATGTACTGTCCAATGCAATTTAATTGTATTAAATCTATTCGTACCTTCTTCTGCGCCGACCCAAGTTTTATGAAAAAAGTTACCAGTACCATTAGGCGTTGACAGAATAATTGCTCCTCCACCCGTTGCTAGAGTTTGTTGTGCAGAAATCCAAATGTCTTCAACGTTAGAAATAAATGCTGCCTCATCTATAATCAATAAAGACAAAGCTTCTGAACGTCCTGAATCTCCTGATGATGACGTTGCTTTGATTTGTGAACCATTATTTAATCGAAGCGATACTTTGTTGTCTTCTAATGCAGGTAATTTCAGCCATGAAGGTAAATTTTCGTACATTACTTTAACCTTCAAAACTAAGTTTTTAGCAACTTCTTGCTTAGTCGCAATAACTAAAATGTTCTTATCGCCAAAAAATGTCATTAACCAAAGTGCATATCCGGCAGATAGCGTTGAAATACCTAATTGTCTAGACTTTAAAATGATATTATAATCATGGTCTCGAAGATCCCGTAACGTTTGTTCTTGGAATGGATATAAATGAAATGGTATTTTGCCTTTTTGCGGATGCTGAATTTGGCAATACTTTCTCATGAAATGCACAGGATCTTGAATACATTTTTTGTATTCTTCCCTGATTATTTCTTTTAAAGATGCGCTCATAACTTATTTTTTAAATGAAATTTTCCAAAGCATACTACCTTGGAAATATGGCTGAAGTTGCGAATTAACACCAACTCCTAAACCGAAAACTTTATCCGCTTTAGTTTTTAATATTGCATTACCTCCGAGTAAAAATTGTCCAGGCCTTTGCATTCCGAGCGAACCTCCTAAATAAAATTGATTGGAAAGTTCTTTTAAATAAATTGTATTATTAATTGTTGTTTTATTAACTTTTGCATTCCAAGATCTAGATACAAGTTTATTTTTTGAAATTGAATCAGTTACGGCTATAAATCCTAAACTGTCTTTCAAATGTAAAGTATCTTTGTATACATGAGTTGCATAAAACTTTTTAAGAATTAATCCAGTATCGATATTTGAAGGTACAATAACATCTACATAGACAGGTATTTCATGGTAAATGTCTTCTCCTTTTTTATATACATTATGAATTACTGGAATTTTCAGCGTGTCAGTCACTCGCTTAATTACTTCATATTTTTTCCCGTCAATTTTAATAATTTCCTTCGGCTCGGAATTTTTCGGAGTGCAAGTGCGTTGTAGTAGTATGACAATTACCAGGGCAGCAATTATCAATAAAGAAAAGTTTTTCTTAATAAAATTAAATGGATTCATACTTTGATTTTTTATAATAAATATCAAAGTATTA